TTATATTAGCTTGCCACAATATAGACCTATATTTAACATGTTCTGCTAAATGTATAGGTATTTCACTATCAAACCAATTTTTGTAAACACCTTTTGGCGCTACAATTACAGCTCCATTTATTTTACCTTCATCATATAACATTGATATGTTATCAATTAAGACCTTAGATTTTCCAGTACCCATCTCCATAAAATAAGCAAAACTTTCTTTCTTATAAGACATTTCTAATGCTTTTAATTGATGAGCATAAGGCTTTGTTTTAAATTTGTAATCCATGTTTATTTTTCTACTTTCTATTGACTTGCTTATCATAAAGACTATATTGATGTCAATGTCAGAAAGCATAAGTTACGGAAAAATAAAACGTGAACCCATAGTTTACGTAGTGCAAGAAATAGCTGGTACTAGAGAAGGTAGACCTAAAATAAACATTATAGGTGCATCTAAATACGGTGCGTTTAAATTTTTATTACCTGAGCTATCACAAATTATTTTTTCTCCAGGTCCATTAATTATGAAACTAAGACAAAGTTTAAAAGATTATAGATCTGATGACTATTTACTTTTGACAGGAGACCCTGCTATAATAGGTGTTGCATGTTCTATTGTATCCGACATAACAACTGGAAAATACAATTTATTAAAGTGGGACAAACAAGAAAGAAGATACTATCCAATAAAGATAAACTTATATGAAAGAGGAGAAATAAATGAGCAAGATAAACTTTGAACAAGATCAAGTTGATTCAGTTACGCAAATAGATAGCAGTAAAAAATTATCTGATAAGGTAATTGATTTAAAAAATCTTGAAGATGAAATAGAGAATGCTGAACGTAGTGTTAGTAAACTTAAAGAAACAGCAAGGCAGCTTTCTGGTGTAGAAATACCTACGCTTATGGAAGAAATGCACATATCAAAATTAAAATTAAAAGATGGTTCTGCAGTAGAAGTAAAACCATTTTACAGTGCCTCAATTATGTCCGATAGAACGGAAGAGGCGTTTAACTGGCTTCGAGAAAATGGCCATGGTGATATCATTAAAAACGATGTCACAGTTACCTTTGGTCGTGGCGAAGACAACAAGGCGAGCGATTACGCCAACCTTGCGAGAGGTCGTGGGTATGAACCTATTCAAAAAATAGGTGTACATGCCCAGACTCTCAAAGCTGTATTCAGAGACATTGCTGAAAATAAAAAAGTAATGCCCGAAGAATACTTTAAAACGTTTGTAGGTAACCAAACAAAAATAACAAGGAGAAAATAGATGAGCGATACAATAAACGAGAAACGAGAAAATAGTAAAGGTGAAAAACTTCCTTCAACAATCCTGTTCGAAGAAGATTCATCTTCAGGTTTTGAGAACGTTAAGTCAACAAGTTTGGCTTTACCAATCTTAAAACTTTTACAAAATGGTTCTGGAGAAGCACAGAAACGTAATCAAAATTACGTAGAAGGTGCTGAACCTGGAATGCTTTTAAATACAGTTACTAAAAAATTGTATGACGGAGCAAAAGGAGTAGACGTTATTCCTTGCCATTATAAGTTAGAGTATCAAGAATGGTCTGATTTTGGAACTGGTTCAGGTAGACCAGAAAACATATACGCAGATGATTCGGATATTTTATCTAAAACAACCAAAGATGGTATGGGTAAAGATAGATTAGAGAATGGAAACTACATTCTTACGGTCGGTCAACACTATGTAATAGTTGCAAGTGCTGATGGAGCTACTGAAACTGCTTTAATATCTATGAGTTCTTCTCAAGGTAAAATAAGTAGAAAATGGAACTCTATGATGATGTCTATCACAATGGATGGTAAAGATGGTGTGTATACACCAGCATGTTTTAGCCACATTTATAAATTAAGTACAGTATTGAATTCTGGTAAAGGAAATCAATGGTACGGATACAATATTCAGAAAATAGGCCCTGTAAGTAACAGCGGTCTATATGAGAGAGCTAAGCAGTTCTATCTAAGTTTATCTAAAAATAAACAATAATCTGGATCATGCATGGGGAGGCTTTGGGAGACTAAAGCCTCTCATAAAAATAAACGGGGCAAATGTTAGAAAGATTTAAACAAGTATTCTCTGGTTTGGAGATAGCATACGGACAAACTAAAAAGACTGATGACTTTTCAGAAAATGGAAAACATCAGACAAAATCATTTACTATAAAAAATCCACCTACAGATAAGTTGTGGCAAGCACATCTTGATGGAGAAGATCCAGCTTTAGGTATTGTTCCTATTAGAGAAGATAATAAATGTAAATGGGGATGTATAGATATAGATACTTACCCTTTTGATCATAAAAGTTTTATTAAAAAAATAAGAGATAAAAATATACCTATGATTTTATTTAGATCAAAATCAGGTGGTGCTCATGCATTTTTATTTACTAAAGACTTTGTTCCAGCAAGTTTAATGAGAGATAGATTAAAAAAGATTGCTGCTGAACTAGGACACGCTAGAGCAGAGATATTTCCTAAACAAGATTATATTAGAGCAGACAGAGGAGATACAGGTAGTTTTTTAAACTTACCTTATCATGGATCAGATAATACAGTTAGGTATGCTTTTGATGATGAGGGAAACAAATTAAGTTTAACACAATTTTTATTTGCTTATTCAAGATATTCACTTTCAGAAAAACAGTTAGCTGAGATAAGAAAAGAAAAACAGCAAGATAAAGATGAAAGTGATCCCTTAAAAGGAGCACCACCTTGTTTAATTGCAATATCAAAAGAAGGTATTCCAAACGGACAAAGAAACAATGCTATGTATAACTTTGGAGTTTATCTTAAAAAAAGATTTTCTTCAGATTGGGATTTAAAAATGCATGACTATAATAAAAAATATTGTACTCCTCCTTTAGAAAGAAATGAAATACAAATTTTAATAAAATCAGTTGATAAGAAAGAATACCAATATAAATGTAAAGACGAACCTATTCAATCTTTTTGTAATTCTAAGCTATGTGTATTGCAAGAATTTGGTGTTGGAGATGGAGCACCTAGTCCAGAGATAACAGAAATAAGAAAATATGATTCAGATCCTCCAATATATTTTGTAACTATAGATGGAGAAAGTGTTGAAGTAGATGACATGACACTACATGATTCTGAAAAGTTTTCTATATCTTCTATGAATCAGCTTAATAGACCTATGCTTCCTGTAGGAAAAATTATATGGAGAAAGATGTTAGTTCATTTATTTAAAAATTTAGGTCATGTACCTGCACCAGAGTCTTCTAAAATAAATGTTCAAGTAAGAGAACTGTTAGCAGATTTTATTAACAAAGCTCCAGGTAAAGATATAAACGATATTAAAAGAGGTTTACCCTATTCAGACGAAAAAGACAGTTATTTTAAGTTTAAAGATTTTTGGAGATACTTGCAAAGAACTAAATCGTGGCCAGATAAAACTTATCCTAAACAAAAAACAATGAGACTTTTAGAAGAACTATTTAGTACGATAGAATTAGTTAAGAGTATAGACGGTAAAAATACTAGAATAATAAAAATGGATATTGTTAAATTAGAAAGACCCAATGTAAGAAAAACTAAAATGAAAGATGAACCTTTTGCATGAGAACAATAATTCCAGGTCCTCCCGGTACAGGTAAGACCTATAAACTAATAAATACTTATTTAGATCAAGAGATAAAAAATGGAGTAAACCCTAGTAAAATAGCCTACATAACCTTTAGTAGAGCTGCAACATTGGAAGCTGAGAAAAGAATAGAAGATAAATTTCCTAAATTAGATTTTGAATATGTATCTACAATGCATGCTATGGGAAGACAAGCATTAAAAATAGATACAAAGACTCGGCTATTAAAAGGATCTAAGTGGAAATCTTTTAAAAACTTTTCTCAAGTTTGTAGGGACATGTCTTTTGAAACAAAAATAAGTCCTAATGGTATTCCACAATATCAAAATAATCACATGAAAATTATAGATTATTCAAGATCTAAAAAAATTACATTAATAGATGCAGCAGTAGAATTAGATTTACATGAGTATGTAGATGTTGATTTAACCTTTCAAATTAATCAAGATTTAGAATCATATAAAGATCATACAGGGATGGTTGAGTATTGTGACATGATTACAAAATTTGTCGAGAAAGATAAGTGCCCCAACTTACAAGTAGTCTTTCTTGATGAAGCACAGGATCTGAGTCCTCTGCAATGGGATATGTTTTTTTATATCGAATCAAGATGTGAAAGATCGTACATTGCGGGGGATGATGACCAAACTATTTACACTTTTCAAGGAGCTGATCCAAGTATATTTATAAATTTAGAAGGAAAAAAAGATTCTTTAATAAAATCTAGAAGAGTTCCAAGGTTAATACATGAAAAGGCTGTAAGCATTTTAAACAATATTCAAAATAGAATGGAGAAAAAATGGGAGCCTAGAGATGAAGAAGGTAAGATTATTGAGAATTGTTATTTAGAAAATTTAGATTTTAGTACAGAAAAATGGATGATATTGACTCGAACAAATAAAATGCTAGAGCCTATTGCAGAACATCTATCTTCTTTAAATTTTAGGTTTGATAGTAAGGTAAACAATATATTACCTAAAGAATTAATAGAGGCATATAGAGTTTGGGATAGATTAAATAAAGGTGCTACTGTTAGTGGAGAAGAAGCACAAAAAGTTTATGAGTATTTAAATTACAATAAAGGCCATGTAAAACATGGTTTTGCTAGTGGTAATAGTCTAGCAAATATAAGCTCAGTAGACTTAGATAAATTAAAATCTGATCACGGTCTGCTAGTAACGGGAAGCTGGGAGCAGTTACATATTCCAGAAGAAAGTATTATTTATATTAAAAGTTTATTACGTGAAGGAGATGATCTAATGAAAGATGCAAGAATAAAACTTTCTACAATTCACGGAGTAAAGGGAGAAGAATGCGATAATGTAGTTCTATATACAGACATAGAAAATATAATATATGAGTCAGCAAGAAGAGACCCAGACACTGAACATAGAATATTTTTTGTTGGAGTTACAAGAGCAAAAGAAAATCTTTATCTTATGCAACCTACTTCAGATTATCAATATAACATAGGAGACCCAATATAATGACAGCGTACAAAAAACAAGTAGGAGGATCTCATTATAAAAATATGAAGATTCAACCTAGTCAATTTATAAATGAGAACCGTTTGCCTTTTGCAGAAGGATCAGCTATAAAATATATATGCAGACATGCAGCGAAAGGAAAAGAACAAGACATCGATAAAGCAATACACTACTTAGAAATGATACTTGAAAGGGATTACTCATAATGTTTGAAGCTCCAAAAGAATGGATATGTCCTGATAGCTTTCCTGATTTAAGTAAGGAAAAATATATAGCTATTGACTTAGAAACAAAAGATCCAAATTTAAAATCAAAAGGATCTGGTGCAGTCATAGGAGAAGGAAAGATTGTAGGTATAGCTGTAGCAACTAAAGGATGGTCAGCTTACTATCCAATAGAACACGAAGGTGGAGGTAATTTAGATAAGAGAACAGTTTTAGATTGGGTTAAAGAAGTATGTGCAACTTCTGCTACAAAAATATTTCATAACGCAATGTATGATGTATGTTGGTTAAGAGCATATGGAATACCTATAAATGGTTTTATTGTTGATACTATGGTTATGGCATCTTTAATAGATGAGAATAGATTATGGTATAGTTTAAATAGTGTATCGTTTGATTACTTAGGAAAAACTAAAAGTGAAGCAGTATTAAGAGAAACTGCAGACTCTTGGGGAATAGATGCAAAATCAGAAATGTATAAACTACCTGCAATGTATGTAGGTTCTTATGCAGAGAAAGATGCAGAACTTACTTTAGAATTATTTGAAGTGTTGTCTAAAGAATTAGGAAGTCAAAAACTACATGATGTATTTAATTTAGAGACTCAGTTATTTCCTTGTTTAATTGATATGAAATTTAAAGGAGTAAGAGTAGATGTTGAGAAAGCACATGATTTAAAAAAGACACTTATATTAAAAGAAAAGAAACTACTATTAGAGATAAAAAATGAAACAGGAATAGATGTCCAGCTTATGGCAGCGAGAAGCGTGGCAAAAGTTTTTGATAAATTAAAATTAAAATATGAAACTACAGCTGTATCTAAAGCTCCTTCTTTTACCAAAAATTATTTATCTAAACATCCTCACCCAATAGTTAAAAAAATTGCACAAGCAAGAGAAGTAAATAAATCTCATTCTACTTTTATAGATTCTATATTAAGATTTACACATAAAGGAAGAATACATGCAGATATAAACCCTATCAGATCAGATAGTGGCGGAACAGTAACAGGTAGATTCTCATACTCTAATCCAAATCTACAACAGATACCCGCAAGAAATAAAGAGTTAGGTCCTTTAATTAGATCTTTATTTATACCAGAAGAAAACTGTAAATGGGGTTGTTTTGATTACAGTCAGCAAGAACCGAGACTTGTTGTGCATTATGCAGCTACAACTGAACCAATAAGTTTTGATAGCTCTGTATCAGATATAGTATCTAAATTTAATTCTAACAGTGTAGATTTTCACAAGACAGTTGCAGATATGGCAAACATATCTCGTACCCAAGCTAAAACAATTAATTTAGGTTTGTTTTACGGAATGGGTAAAGCTAAATTACAAGCAGAATTAGGATTAGGAACTAAAGAAGAAGCAGAAAAACTATTTGATAAATACCACGATAGTGTTCCTTTTGTGAAAGAACTAATGAATGCCACGTCCAGACTTGCAGCTAAAAACGGTTCAATAGGAACTTTATTAGGACGTAGATGTAGATTTAATAAATGGGAGATAGATGAGTTTAGACCTGGTGTAATGTCTTCACCTATGACTAAAGCAGAAGCTTTAGCTGAGGCAAAAGAACGAACAGATAAGACAAAAGAAAACGGAGGAAAAGGAAAATACTTTGGAATAAAAAGATGTTGGACTTACAAAGCATTAAACAAATTAATACAAGGTTCAGCGGCTGACATGACGAAGAAAGCTATGTTAGATTTATATAATGAGGGCATTGTACCACACATACAAATTCATGATGAATTAGACATATCTGTAGAATCTGATAAACAAGCTAAAAAAATTGTTGAGATTATGGAAAATGCTGTTAAACTAAAAATTCCCAATAAAGTAGATTATGAATTTGGTGACAATTGGGGAGATATAAAATGATAAATTATGGCTTACTTAAATGCAAATATACCAGCAACATACGCACAAATAAAAAGAGAGTATCTATATGACTGTAAAAAACATCATGGAGAAGTTGAAGATTGTATTATATTCGGTATATCAAGTATTACTGGACGTGGTATACTTTTTCACGCTATTATGGAAAATGGCGCAATTTTTTATAGGCTACCAATTTCGGCTTTTATTCAACGTGGTTTTCAACCGGAGTCTGTTCCCATTAAAAGACTTGATGAACTTCAGCTCTGGAATTCTTTTTCTTATCATCCTGCTGTTAATC